GCAGCTGGCGCTGGGTATGCGGCTGGCACAGATTACACGCAGGGTGCTGGTGGATCAGGTAACGGTGGCGCTATGACTGTTGATGAGCAAATGGCAATGTTCCCAACGGCAACGAGCAATGGGGCGTCGCCCAGCTTGGGCAGTGGGGCTTTCCTTGGCGGCGGCGCAGACAACAAAGGCAATTTCGGCACCCTTGGTGATTATGCCGGAGGAATTACCGATGCTGCGGGAATTACAAATTACAGCGGAAACCAGCCAGACCTTCCGGGGAATGTAGTAAGCCGCGCTTTAAACATCGGTGCTGGCGCTAAAAACGATGACGGCGGATATGCTGGTAGCTCTAATGATGGCTGCGTAGTAGCAACCCACGCAGTTAACTCAGGCGCATTTACTCCGGCCATGAAGCGTGAGGCTGTTGTGTGGTGCATGAAAGCCTTGCACGGCAAGTGGTGGGGTGAAGCTGTGCGACGTGGTTATCGTCACTGCGGCAATAAGAAAATCGAGCAAGGCAAAGCGCGTGAGCATTACGGAGAGTTCCGCCGCTACGTTGATTTTGCCAGCGGGAAAAAGCGCACATTGCGTGGCGCATTTACGTTTACATTCCGAACTGCACAGTTTTTTGCAATCGGCTTAGTTAAGAGGAGCGCATAAGATGGGTGGTTCAGCATCGGGCGGGTTTAACGTCAACCAAGCGGCGGCAGGCGGATTGCAGCAAGCCATGCGGGGTACTCAGACCGCAATGGGTTATCAGCCCATGCAGGTCAGGGCTACTGATTACACAGCAACTCAAGCTCAAGGCCAAGGCTATAACGCAGCTCAAGCCGCTCAACAAGCTGCATTAACTGCCGATCAGGTCCGCGCAGGCCAAATTGCTGGAACTAACCTTGGCGCATACACAAACCCATATGAAAGCCAAGTGGTTCAGCAGTCGTTGCGCGACCTTGGTGGCGCTCAAGAAAAATCCTTAAACCAAATGGGAGCGCAGGCTTCGGCTGCGGGTGCTTTTGGTGGATCGCGTCAGGGAATTGCTGAGGCTGAGACCCGTAAAGCATACGCAGATCAAGCGGCTCAAATGGTTTCGGGCCTACGCCAAGCTGGATACCAGCAGGCACAGCAACTTGCCGGGCAAGACATTGCCACTCAAATGCAAGCGGCGCTGGCCAACCAAGGCGCAAACTTGCAGGCCGGAACTACAACCGCACAGCTTGGGCAACAGGCAAACCTAGCCAACCAAGCTGCTCTCAATCAAGCTGGGCAATTTGGGGCGTCAGCTGCCAACCAAGCGGCCTTGGCCAATCAATCGGCGCTTAACGCGCAGCGTATGTTTGGCGCTACGCAGGGCATGACAGCTCAGCAGTTAAACCAAGGCGCAGGCTTGCAGGGCGCTCAATTCCGTTTGGGTGCGGCGGGTCAAATGGGCAACTTGGGCCAGCAAGCGTTTGGCACGTCGCAGGCTATTCAGCAGCAACAAATGCAACAAGGCTTGATGCAGCAAGGATTGCAGCAGCAGCTCATTGATGCGGCTCGCGGGCAGTATGCAGGTTACACTGGCGCGCCTCAGCAATCACTTGGATTGCCACTTGCCGCGCTTGGCGCAGCTCCGGTCCCTCAGACTACTACGCAAAGCATGAAGCCCGGCTTGTTTAATTATTTGCAGCTCGGGGCAAATGTAATGGGAGGTTTCAAGTAAATGGTTATGAATCCGCAGCAGCCAAGTCAACCGCGTGGCGGTCTCCTTGGCCTATTTGATAAAGCCATGAAGCCTGACGAAGACACTGGCCTTAGCCCGCTGCAAAACTTTGCTGCGGCGCTTGACCCGTTAATCTTAAAAGACTTGCGTGGCGGCGAGGGCATACGCCAGCAAGGCGTGCAGCGGGCGGCAAGCATGTCGAAAAACAAAACTGTTGACATGCTGCGCCAGCAAGGTCGTGACGATTTAGCAAATGCTGTGATGAATAACACAATTGGCGCAAGAGAAGCGTTTAGTGTTTTGCAGAGTGAGAAGGCTGCTGACTTGGCGTTTAGTCGTGAGAAAGACTTAATTGCGTATAGAACGGGATTAGGATCAGGTAAGTCTCTATCTGGAGATGAGCGTTTATTCCAGCTTTACAAAAACGCTTACCCAGACAGTACGGACGCAGAAATACTTGATAAAATGCGTGGAGAGAACACGCCTGCTGCAATACGAGAGTTGCAAATTAGAGCTGAAAAGGCTGGACTTGTAGAGGGTACACCTGAATATCAAAAGTTTTTTGAGACTGCGGGCGTATTTCAAGAATCCGGGGCCAGAACGGCAGGGAAACTTTCCAGCAAAGCCGCAATTGAGGCTGCTGGGGCAAAGTCGGATGTTGATTTGGCTGTTGGGTATATTGAAGATTTGTTGGAGGATCCTTTTCTTGATAAAATTATTGGTCCAATTGAAGGGTCTATGCCTCGCGTTTCTGGTGACGCAGTCAGGGTTCAAGGTAAGATTGATAGGCTTTCGGGGCAAGCATTCATAGCCGCACGGCAAATGCTTAAAGGCGGCGGCCAGATTACCGACTACGAAAGTAAGCGCGCAGAAAAAGCGTACTCTTTGCTTATGAACACAAGGTTGAACGACGAAGACTACCGAGACGCTTTAATAGAATTTAAGGATGCAGTGAAAGCTGGTTACAACAGACTTGCGGCGCAGGCAAACGTCAATTCCAGAAGCGTAACTTCGGATTACCAAGAGGGCGGACAGCAAGGCTCTCAAGGCAGCATCTCACCGGGTGACGATCCTCTAGGCATAAGAGAGTAGAGTGAGCATGGCAAATTTGCGAGAGTTTCGGGAAAAGTACCCACAATACAACGACATAAGTGATGAGGACTTGTCTTACAGGTTGTATCAGAAGAATTATTCTGACATGCCGATTGCTAAATTCGCCAAATCTCTTGGCTTGGGCAAGGAAGGCGCTTTGAGTTTTCTTAAATACGCGGGTGAGCAAGGAAGCGCTGTAAGATTCAAGCAACCGCAACCGTCCACTGGAGGTACTTTAGGGGGGGTTGCCCGTCAGGCGTATCAAGGCCTTACTTTTGGTGCTGGAGACGAAATTGTTGCGGGCGGAACTGCTTTGGCAAAGAAGGCCCTTCAGGGCGATGATAGAGATATTGGCGAGATTTACAGCCAAGAGCTTGGTCGCGAGCGCTCTCGAATAGGTCAGTTTGAAGAAGAATCCCCCATCCTTTCTGCCGCGTCAGAGGTGACAGGAGCGCTGGCGACTCCGATTGGGGCCAGCAAAACATTACTTGGCGCTGTAGGCTCCGGCGTCGGAACTGGCGCGGCTTATGGCTTCCTTTCTGGTGAGGGCGGGGCCGAAAAGCGCGCAGAAAGCGCAATTATTTCTGGTGGGTTTGGCGGACTGTTCGGCGGCGCATTAAGGTCTGCATCAAATTTGATTGGAAGTTCCTACCAAAATTACTTGCAGAGAAAGGCGGCAAAGGCAATTGTTCAAAAGGACGCTAGGGCCGTAGAAGATTTGTACGATGAGGCCAATGCTCTTTATGAAAAAGCCAAAAAATCTGGGGCGACTATAAAGGCCTCTGAGTATGAATCATTTGTGAATGAAACCATAAAAAAAATATCTGGCGGGTTTGATTTTAGCCTTATGAAAGGCGGCATTCCTGCCTCGGCAAGCGTCGTCAAAGCAATGGAAAGCAAAGTGAGCAAAGATGTTGGCCTTAATGACTTTCAATCAATATACCAGCTTGCGCAGATGCCAGCAGGCAAGGTTGCCGATAAGGCCGAGCAGCGCGCGGCGCAGATTATAAAAAGCGGTGTTGACGATTTTTTATCCAACTTGACTCCCTCTCAAGTATCCCAAGGGACTACTGGCACGGCAGTAAAGGACTTCTTTAAGGCTAGGGATTTGTGGGCAAAAATGCGCAAAACTCAAAAAATACAGAGCATAATTGAAACCGCGAAGGACGGTGGTTACGCTGGAGGATTTGAGTCTGGGGTAAAAAGCCAAATTGGAAAGATAATTAGAGACTACAATAAGGGCAATAAGTCTGGATTTGACGAGAATGAGATACAAATTCTTAAAGAAATCTTAAAAGGCACGCCAACTGGAAAAATATTGGCCGGAATTAGTTACCTCGGTTTTTCGCCAAGTGGCGGAAGAACTGCTCCGGTTGCGGGTTTAGTTACCGGCGCTGTCGTTGGTGGATCGGTTGGTGGTCCTGTTGGAGCCTTGGCCGGAGCTGGCATAGAAGCGGCTTTAACCACTGGTTTGCGCGCGGTTAGGGAAATGAGCCTTGAAGGGCAAATGAAGCTTTATCAGGACATTATTTCAAGTGGCCGTGCAAGCGAGATTATGCGCAAGTCGCCAGAAGTCCTAAAATACCTATCCGATATAGCCACAAGGGCAGGCGTGTCAATTCAGGCTCAGGAGCAGCAATAATGGAACTTAAACCAAAATCACGCAGCGAAATCGAAGGCATTGTGCAGGACGCAATCTCTGATGCGGTGGACTTTGTTGAGGGCGAAATCAGCGAGGACCGCATCAAGGCGCAGCGTTACTATGACGGTGAGGTTGACCTTGGCTATGAGGATGGCCGAAGCAAGGTAGTCGCCACAAAAGTACGAGATACTGTACGTTCTGTGAAGCCAAGCCTGATGCGCATATTTCTCAGCACAGCCAAGCCAGTTGAGTTTGTGCCGCGCGGGCCAGAGGACGTGGCAATGGCCGAGCAGGCCACTGAGTTCATGCACCATGAGTTTACCCGGCTAAATGGCTACCGCGTGCTGAATGACGCCTTCCAAGATGCGCTGGTCAAAAAACAAGGCATCGTGAAGGCATACTGGATGACATATCCAGAGGCCGAGATTTACACGTTCTCTGACCTGTCCGACGACGAATACACATATTTAATCGAAGACGATAGCGTGACTGTGCTGGAGCATACGGTTGAAATGTCCATTGAGATTGATCCAATGGGTATGGAAATTGAGATGCCAGTCCACAGCGTAAAGCTAAGCCGCCAGAAAGATATGGGCGAACTGTGCATTGAGAGCGTTCCGCCGGAAGAGTTTTTCATCAACCGTGACGCACGCTCATTGGCCGACGCTTATATCGTTGCTCATCGCACCGACATGCGCGCTGGCGATTTGATTGCAATGGGCTTTGACCCAGACGTAGTTCTGGACTTGGATAGCTTTGAAAGCGGCTCTGATATGACAGAGGCCGAGATGTATGAGCGCCGTGGCTACGACATGGACACCTCAGACGAGGACATTGAAGACCCATCCATGCGCAATGTTGCCGTGACTGAAGCGTATATGCGCATTGACGTTGACGGCACTGGCATACCAGTTCTGCACAAATTAATCTGTGGCGGCACGTCATACGAATTGCTGGACTTTGAGCCATGCGATGAGTTGCCGTTTGCCAAGTTTGAGGTCGATCCAGAGCCACACGCGTTCTATGGCCGTTCACTGGCCGAGATTGTTATGGATGACCAAGATGCAGCCACATCTGTGCTGCGCTCTATTCTCGACAACGTGGCGATGACGAACAACCCTCGCCTTGGCATTGTCGAAGGTGCGGTCAATATTGACGACGTGCTTAACAACGAAATCGGCGCAATTGTGCGTATGCGCCAGCCCGGCTCAGTCCAAGAATTGTCCGTTCCATTTACTGCTGGGCAGACACTTGGCGCGCTGACATACCT